TGCTCGGTTGAGCGGGCGGCCAGGCAAAAGGAAGAATAAGATAAGCATGGGAACGATCGGCACAGACCGGAAACAGTACATTGCTCTCAAGGCAGCAGGTGTTTGCACGCGATGCAAACTTGAGCCTGCCAGTGACGGCACGACGCAATGCCAAAAATGCAGGAAAGAGCAGTTCGGGCGCAACGACCGTCACCGGACGAAACTGTTGGACGAGGGGCTGTGTAGTGGATGCCTCCGAAACAAGCCGGCGCCGGGGATGAAGATGTGCGCAAGCTGTCGAATCTTGGCAGCAGCAGCGGCGCGAAAACGAGCGGAGAAAGCGAAGGAGTCGAAGTGAGCGACATCAACAAAGCGATCATTCGAGGGCGAGCAGCGGCAGACGCCTCGATCAAGCACCTGACCAATAGCACGCTAACCACGCTGCGCATCGGAACAGACGGCAGCTACAAGGGCAAAGACGGGCGCATGGTCGAGCGCGTGGACTGGCACATGGTCGCGTGCTGGGGAGAGGTTGCCGAACAGGCGCAGGGCATCCGCAAGGGAGACGTGGTCCAGGTCGAGGGGCAGATACGGACGCGAAGCTATGGCGAGGGCGCGGGCAAGAAGTGGATCACCGAGATCGTCGCCAGCAAGGTCACGGTGGATGCACGGGAGCGGGAGCCGCAGGTAGAGCGCGATGATGCGCCGCCGCTGGTCGAGGATGACATTCCGTTCTGAGGAGATATCATGGGCAGAGTGACGATCATCCATCCCCGGCTGCTCCGAACTGCCATTCTGGACGCGTTGGCAGGTCCGTGTGAGCTTGCCGCAGTTAGCAGAGAGGCCGGAAGGCGAGGCATGCAGCCGATCATGGTCTGGATGGTCAACCGATGTTGGCTGGAAATCATCGATGATAGCCACCTATTTGGGGCATGGTCGGCGGAGCTACGAAAGGCTTGCAGCGCAGCGCTAGATGGGATTGTGGAGATCTGAGCGCCCGTGGCGAAGCCGACGGGTAAGACCTAGAGACTGTAAGCCAGCGTAGCGGCGCTTACAGTGGGCGGGGGTGGCAAAGTGCTGCCCTCTGGGCTACTAAAGATCGGCGCGTTTGTCTAGTCTTTAAATAAACCATCGTCGATAGTTTGGTGCCCACATAATTCCTGTGGTAGTTTTAATAACCCCTGTGCGTCCGCCAAAACTCAGCCCTGAGCAAATCGCCGAGATCCTGACCAAGCTGGCAGGTGGTGCGACTCCGCTTGCGCTGGGCAAAGAGTACGGGGTGTCTGATCAGACCATCTACAGGCACGCCCGGCTCGCGAAAGACAGGGCTTGGGACATTGAGAGCGCCGGGCAGGTCAACGATGGCGGCGACAACGTGGTGCCAATCAGGCCAGCTCCACTCTTGACTTTGCCGGCCCTTGCTAAGGCACAAGAGGAGCGCTACCAGCGAGCTGTCGAGTCCGGAGTGGACCCACTCACTGGGGCACTGACAACGCCAGCCGAGAGTGATGGGACAATCTGCCGAAACGTGACGAGGGAGCTATACAAGGCGTTTCGGGCAGCAGGAAGGGAAGAGGACTACCGGACGCAGGCCGACATCGCCAAGACGATCGCGGCAGTAGTCCGAGCGCGTCACCAGATCGCGCCACCGAAAGCAGCTCGTGGTCCGCTCAAAACGTACACAGTCGAGGCGTCTCCGGAGTCATGGCCGGAACCGCCGAGAAAGGATGATGACGATGGGAAGCAAGAGCGACAAGCTGCTAGCGATGGATCTTAAAGACGCATGGGACGCGCATCTTAATGAGGTCGCGGAAGGAGCGGCAGGCATGGGAGATCCAACGGAAGCGCGGCTGGAGAAACGACTCGGTGAGATGGTCTATGCGAACGGGTTCCCGCTGACGATCCGCGACGTAAAAGAGGCGGTGCGCTATGCGTCGTGCGCGGACTGCAAGGGAACCGGCGCCATCGGGCAGCCGTGCAAGTGCATCAAGAGCGACGGCAAACTGCCATCTGACCGCCGGTATCACCGGGGCCGATGTGAAGCCGGGGGAGTGAAATACTGCGCATGCCCAATCGGCGCAGAACGATACGAAGCGGACCGGGTATCGACCACGAACATCATCGCGCCCATCACGCGGGAGTGGCATCTGTTCCCGGCGGAGCAATACGGGACGCCTGAGTTCCTTCAGCTCTGCACAGACCAGGCCAAAGAGCAGAGAGCTGCGGGGCGGCTGGCGATTGCGTCGGCTCTGGAGCGGTATGTGGAGCGGGAGTTGATGAAATGAGCGAGACAGCGGAACGATTCTTTGCCGCGACGCTGATCAATGAACCATACAACCCCGCCAATATCCATGTGTCACATGACCTGGAGTGCGTCGGTGAAGTTGGACATTGCAAGGTTTGCTTGGAGGCGTGGGTCGGCGAGGTCATGACGCCAGGGCTTGCGTCTCCATGTACGAAGGTCAAGCCACGGCTCGACCCTATGACGGGTCAGTGCGAAGGGTTTGGGACGGAATGAACAGCAGACAGAGGCGAAGGATCAAACGATTCAATGAACGCGTTGACTGCTGGTGCGATGGCCTCGGAACCAAGGACGAGCCCTCAGAGGACGACGGGAAAAAGTATTGCCAGTGCGCGGTCGGTGAGGCGGCATTTCTTGCGGCGTGTCGAGCGCGTAGAGCGCTGAAAACGGGCGGATTGGAAGAATAGGAAACGTGCCCTACGCCCACCGATTCGCTCCGGTGCCGTGGCAGGTAGACCCATGGCGCAGCCAGGTCCGCACGCTGCTCCTGCATGGCGGTGCAGGGTCTGGTAAAAGCATCCTGTGCGCCGAGAAGATGCACGCGCTCATGCTGCGCTACCCACACGCGACCGGGCTGGTAGTGCGTAAGTTCTTCTCGTCGCTGCGCAACTCAGTGATCCCGCTGCTTGACCACACGGTGATAGGCCCAGCTGCGCACCACGCCAAGACAGACCACCGCTTCGAGTACGCGAACGGTAGCACGCTCTGTTACGCTGGTGTCAGCGACGAGAAGCAACGGGAAGCGCTCAAGTCGATAGGCAAGGGCGACGGCGTAGACTTTCTGTGGATCGAGGAGGCGAACGCGCTCAGCTTCGACGACTACCAAGTGCTGATGACGCGCCTGAGGGGAAAGGCCGCAGGCTGGCGTCAGTGTTTGATGTCGTGCAACCCGGACCATGAGAACCACTGGCTCAACCGCAAGATCATCGAGGCACAGTCAGACGACATCAGCAGCGTGTGGATCAGCCCCTACGACAACCCCTATGCAGACCGCCCCTATCTGAGCACGCTTGAGACGTTGACCGGAGTGCAGCGCGACCGGCTCCTGCTTGGCAAGTGGGTCAGCGCTGAGGGCATGGTCTGGCCCTACGAACCGAGTCACCACCTGTGTGACCCGTTTGTCATCCCTGACCACTGGCGCAGGATCAAGACCGTGGACTTCGGCTGGCTCACGACCACGGTGCAGTGGCAAGCGCTCGACCCGAGCACGGGCGATGTCCATGTCTACCGGCAACTGTATCGCACACAGCAACTGGTCAGCGACATCGCTGTCGCATGCAAGGCCATCGAGGCGCAGAGGGATTCGCGGGTGGTGCGGTACGAGGCGGTTGTCTGTGACCACGATGCGGAGGGAAGGGCGCAGTTGGAGCGAGTCTGGGGATGCTCGACACTCCCAGCTCACAAGGCGATACGCGAAGGCTTGGAGGCGGTCACAGCGCGGTTTGCGGCCCGTAGCGCCCGACGGATCTGGATACACCGAGGCAGCCTTGCGCATGCTCCCGACCGTCAGTTGGCCAAGGATGGCTGCCCCACTGAGCTAGTTGACGAGCTGCTTGGATACCGCTTCGACTCCGGGGTGGACAAGGACGGCCACCCCAAAAAGGACGGCTACCCGATCAAAAAAAACGACCACGCTTGCGACGCGCTGCGGTACGGGGTCTGCTATTGGGACGGGGTGAGCAAGGATGGCGCGAAGCTGGCAAACTCGCTTGCGTTGATGAGCGCTAGCCTGTAGAGTGTCAAGTCTCAGGCAGGATGATGGCGCGCCAAGCCACGGGCGTCCGGTCGCAGAAGCAAACACGTTAGGCACCCTATAACCGAGGGCAACAGTTGCGTGGGAGTCATGCCATCACTATGCCGTGGAACGTGGCACGATAAGGCCCCCGGGCGAAAGGCTGGGGGCTTTGTTGTATTGACAAACTGTCACCTGGCATGCGTGACTTTTTGGCAATGCCCCGCAAGCGCATCGCGAAGCCCACCACTACAGCGCCAGTACAGCCCCGGTCTTACCGGCTCGACGGCTGGCAAAACGTACTGACGGGTCTGGGCACGTCGCGAGACAAGAGCACTTACGCCGAAGTCATCCCAACGGTCCTCACTCAGCAGCAATGTGAGGATCTGTGGCGCGGCGACGATATGGCCGATCTCATCGTGACAGCTCTCCCAGGCGAGTCCCTGCGCGAAGACCCCACGCTGACGATTGCCTCCATCGAGGACGCCGACGAGCGCGCCGCTGCTGTGGATACTGTGAGTGCCGCATTGTCTGACCTCAAGGTCAAGCAGGCGATTCGCAGGGGGTTGGAGTACGAGCGAGCGTATGGCGGGGCTGCGATCTACGTCGGCGCTGTGGATGGTCAAGAGCCAGCGGAGCCCCTGCAACTCAGTAGCCTGCGAGCGATACGGCACCTCACGGTCTTCGAGCGACGGCAGCTAATCGCCGTGGCCTACCAAGACAACCCACTCCTGCCTGACTACGGCAAGCCCTGGCTGTACGAGGTGCAGTCATTTTCGGGCGTCGGCACGGGCCAGAGGGTGCATGCCTCGCGGCTCATCGTGTTTCCTGGGCGGCGGGTCACCGACCGCAACCCGACGGCAAACGATGGGTGGGGAGAGTCGGTGTTGTCGCTAGTTTGGGACGTGCTGCGGATCTTCAACCAGGCATACGCCGGCGTTGGATACACGATGCTCGATTTCAGCGTCGCGATCATGAAGGTCAAGGGGCTCGCGGCTATCGTCGCTGCGAACAGTCCCGAGGCAGTAGCGACTCGCGCGCAGGCCATCGAGCTTGGCCGGTCGATTGCAAAGACGATTTTGCTTGACTCCGAGGAAGAGTACGAGCGCAAGACCACGAACCTGTCAGGTGTCTCTGACGTGCTGTCTCAGGTATCGACCAGGCTTGCGGCTGCGGCGCGGATGCCTATCAGTAAGCTCTTTGGTCAGTCGGCGAGCGGACTCAACGCGACCGGGGAAGGCGACGCGCGCAACTGGTATGACGCGGTCAAGGCGTATCAAGCGGACAGCGTCAGGCCGGCATATGAGCGCATGCTGCGGCTGATCTTCGCAGCCAAAGCCGGACCCACAAAAGGCTTGGAGCCTGACAACTGGGCTCTCAAGTTCCCGGCGCTGTGGCAACCGACGGCAAAAGAGCAGGCCGAGACACGCAAGATCGTCGCTGAGACTGACGCAATCAACTACGACATGGGCCTCGTTACGTCGGCGGAACTGCGCAACGCTCGGTTTGGTGGCGAGGAGTATAGCGCTGAGACTGAGATTGACGACACGCTAGACCCTGCGCAGACTGCTGTGCTCGCGGGGCAAGCCGAGAAAGACCCAGCCAATGCCACAGCGCTCGCCCCGACTCCCTAGGGTTGCCCGACCCGACCGGATTGCAGCCGAGTATCTGGCCGCGCTGCGGTCTGCGCTGCGCCCGCTGCTCGACCTGCTCAAAGAGTTTATCCAGGAAGCTGAGAGCGAGTGGCCCAAGCCCGAAGCCGACAACGTGCGGACCGACAACGATCGGGACGTTGCCCGGCTGGTCAAGCGCACTGCCGACAAACTGGCGCGCGCTGTCAAAGCCGAGTCGATAGCCCCGATTGCCACCAAGTACGCGGCGGCAACCTCGGACTTCCAGCGAGCACAGCTGGCCAAGCAGGCGCGCGCGGCTGTCGGGGTAGACGTGCGCAAACTGTCGGGCCTTGACCGCGCGGTGCCAGCGCAGCTTGAGCAGTTTGCCAAGGTCAACGCGCAGCTGATCACCGGGCTTGGAGCGCGACTTGCCGAGGATATCGCGGAGATCGTCGAGGATGCCACAGTATCCGGCTCGCGCTGGGAGACAGTTGCAAAGAGGCTTGCGCATGCTGGGCTAGTTACCGAGAGCAGGGCCGCGCTGATTGCTCGCGATCAGGTGGGCAAGCTCTTTGGCGACATCAACAAGCAGCGGCAGGTCAATCTTGGAGTGACCCGCTACGTGTGGCGGACCGTGCGCGACAACCGGGTACGGGAAGAGCACGAGGCACTTGATGGTGACTCGATAGCATGGGATTCGCCACCGGCTGAGGGCCATCCAGGCGAGGCGGTCAATTGCCGCTGCTACGCCGACCCGGATTTCTCCGATCTGCTGGGCTGACAGGAAACCCCAGCGATTTGGCTCGGTTTCCTGTCTGTGACAATTTGACATTTGAGGTCTTGACACTTTGACCAAAGCGTTGCCAAAGTGTCACTCATGTCAGCCTTCGTGCCAATCGGTCACACGGTTACGATTCCGGCAGTCAACACTGAGCCGACGATGGCTGCTGGCGCAGTCGTTACTCTCGACGGCAGCGGAAACGTGTTGGAGATCGAAGGCGAGACGGACGGCACGGGGACCAATCAGGTGTTCTTGCTGCGCCGCAGAGTACTTGACTCGGGTGTGTTTCGGTACGTGCCTTTTGCACCCGACAAGCCGATCGTAGGCGAGCTGACAGGCGCCGGCATCTATCGCTTTTGGGACCGGCTGATCCTCGGTGAGGTAGCGCAGGGGGAAAAGATCTGCCTCTACAACCCTGCCGGCGGCCCTGTCCTGAGCAACTGCAATGTGCGGCTGGTGAGGGCGTAATGGCCGACCGCTATCCGCAAGAGCGAAACCGCAAACAGACCGTGGTCCTGGCTGATCAGGTGCCAACCCCTGGTCTAGTTGGTCCGTGGTCGCCAATGCCTACCACGGTCGAGGAAGCTCTCAACCAATTGGTAGTTGCGACTGCTCCGGTTGTGCTGGCGGTCCTTGGACCTGATGTAACCGGCGGTGGTTTCGGTGCGGCATCTTGGGTACCAGGCAATTTTATCGGCACCAATACGGTCGCCAGCTTCACGGCACTCGGGACCCCCGATTACGTCGGAGGTTACGTCGCGCAGACCGACGAGGTGATTGAGCAGATCACGATCTCGTCGCTAACCGGGCCAAGCGCTGCAAGCACTGTGTGGATTTGGAAGCGACCAGCCGGCGGAGTGTTTGCTGACACGCTCGTCTCTATCCCGGTGCTGCTAGGTGCGGCGGAAACATACTACACGACACCGCTGACCCTCAACCAAGGGGACGCGCTGGCTTTTGTGCTCGACGCTGGCGACCCGGTTTGGTCCGTCAACGGAGCCATCACAATTACAGGACTCAGGAGGCCGAATTGATCGCGCGCCGAATCAATCCCAACAACATCGTCAAGGCTGACCCGGCAGTCGCTGCGGCAATCAATGCAGGCCAGCCGCTGCAAATCACGAACGTCGCGATCGGGAGCCAAGACCTCCTCGTCAAGCTGTGCGTTGACGGCGCGCGCCCTGAGCTGATCGCGACGCAAGCGGTAGACCCAGGGGGGACTGGTTACGGGCAGGCTGTACCACGCAACTCGCCGTCACTGCTTGTGCTGCTTGGCGGGGCTGTCGTTGCTGGTGACCTGCTCAAAGTATCGAGCGGAAAGTTCGTCAAGTGCGGTGTCGGTGATCAGGGCTGGCTGCGCGCTCTCCAAGCAGGCGCCGCCAACGACCACGTCAACGCCGAGGCAGCGGACAAGGTGGCCTAGTGGGCGTGCTGCGGTACGACAAAGCAAGCCCTCTCAGCAAGCCTGTGCGCTTGCCAAACGGGTTTGTGCGCGCCGAGGGTTACTTGACCCGCGCTGGCATCTTTGTCTACCGAGACGCCAAGGGAAACACGGTGCGCGAGTTGCGGCCCCCCGAGGAGGTCATGCACCCGGATGCCCTCGCAAGCTTTGCTCTTGTCCCTGTCACAAACGAGCATCCGCCGGAAGCACTGACGGCTGACAACGCAAAGCAATACTCGGTCGGGAGCGTGTCTGAGTCAGTGGCGCCCGAGGGCGACAAGGTGCGCGCGACCCTGATGATTACCGACGCTGACGCAATAGCAGCGCTCGACGCTGGAAGGTCAGAGCTTTCGTGCGGGTACACCGCCGACGTGGTGATAGAGCCCGGCACCTGGCAGGGGCAGCGATACGACGCCAAGCAAACCAACATCCGAGGCAATCACGTTGCCTTGGTAGACGCGGGTCGGGCTGGTCCCACCTGCTCAATCAGGATGGACGCCACCGACGTGGCACAGGAGATCACGATGGACAGTGTGATGATCGAAGTCGGGGGCGCCAAGTACAGCGTGCCCGCAGAGATGGCGGGCGAACTGGTCAAGATGCTCGAAAGCAAAGGACTAAAGCCAGCGATGGCGGACGCTGAGAAGCCTGCCGAGAAGCCCTCCGAGGAGATGGCATCAGTCAAGGCCGATGCTCAGCGCAAGATCGACGCTTTGCAAGCCAAGCTCGATGCCTTGCAAAGCGCGACCACGGCAAGGACCTTGCGCGAGTCGATTGCCCGCGAAGTGCGCGAGGACATCGCTGTAACCGAGCTGGCCAAGCGCTTCGACGCGGACGTGTCGGAGTCCGACAGCACCGAGAGCAAGCGCCGCAAGATCGTCGCCAAGCTCGACCCATCGATCAAGCTCGACGGCAAGAGCCCCGAGTATGTCGGCGGGCTGCTGGACGCGCTTGTGCTTGCGCGTGGTGAGCAGGTCGCTGCGTCCCCCCGCGCCGGCTCTGTCCGTTTGGATGCCAATGAGAGCGACGATCCCGCCGCTGCGGCTCGCGCCAAGATGATTGCACACCTCGAAGGGAGGGCGTAGCCATGCCCCAGACTGATTACTCGACCACGCGCACGGTCGCCATTGAGGGCGGCCTCGTCGATATCGCAGACAACACCATCGAGAGCCGAGTGTCTACCGACGTGGTAGACATCCCCTTCGGCAAGCCGGTCAAAGCCGAGACTGTCGCCAGCGGCGTGGACAAGGCATGTCTGCTGGCTGCTGCCTCGACGGATACCGTGATGGGCATCGCGGTCTACAGCAACGCCTACGCCAAAGAGGAGTTCGGCACGACCGGCCTCAAAGCTGGCTCGATGATCTCTGTCCTTCGCAGCGGGCGTATCTTGGTCAAGGCTGGCGTCACTGTGGCCGACGGGCAGCGAGCGTACTACCAGACCAGCACCAAGAAATGGGTCATCGCCGCAGTCGCGCTCGACACGATCGATATGACCGGGCAGTGCGTGTTTCGCTCGTCGGGCATCCTGGACCAGCTCGTTCAGCTGGAAGTCGAAATGACCAACAAGCCGTAGACAGAGGACACCATGAAAACGCTCGACAAATACCGCAACTTTCTACTCCAGACCGGCGCCTACCGTGCCGATGCTCTGGAGACGATGTTCATCGCGCGCGAGCTTGTCTCTGTTGAGACTGCCGTGTACGAAAAGAAGTACCCTGAGTTCAAGGGTCGCTTGCTCGTACCGAAGAAAGCTCTGCCCGAGGGTGCGACCTACGCAAGCTACACCGAGCAAGAGGAGTACGGATCGGCCCGCATCATCAGCAGTGGCGCCGACGATCTTCCCCGCGCCGAGGTGAGCCGCGCTGAAACCATGGTGCAGATCTACACGGTGGCCAATAGCTACGGCTACACCACTATGGAGCTCAAAAAGGCCGCTTTCGCTCGGCAGTCGCTCGACGCTGCAAAGGCGATGGCAGCCCGCCGGATCATGGAGCAGAAGATCGATCTGCTA